TTTGATTAGCGCGGTCTTGTTCAGACCCGGAGACAGGACGACAGCGCGCAGTCCGCTCGCCTGTCCATAGAGATGGTACAGATGGCCGTTGATGGTCAGATCGGACTCATAATCCGGGATGGTGATGTCTTCCACATAAGGGTTATAGATGAAACCCTGGAAGGTCTGCCCGCCGATAGCGTATGGCTTGTAACGTGTGTGGCGATACCATCGAGTCCCGCCATAGTTGGAACCGGTCGTGATGACGCTGCCGTCATCGTTCACCTGTTCGACCACTTCCACGTGTCCGCGCCCATCTTCGGCATGGTGTGCCTGACCCTTCCGCCAGCACATCACCGCACCGGGGCGAGGATCCTGCCCACGCTGATACCCATCCGGATAGTCCCACCAATTCTCTGCGTCTCCGGTCGAGAGTGTGCAGGCTGTTACTTTGCCCGCTTCCATAAATCTGCCGTAAGCGTAGCCTACGCAGTTCGGCAGCACAGAGTTTCCGGAGATCTGGATGCACTTGTTATAACCACCGCCAGATGTGTGGATATAGTACTTGTCATCCGCGTCCGGCGCTTTGAAGCGTTGCATCATAAGCCTGCCTCCTCTCTAAAGAAAAAGGAGCCGATTGCTCAGCTCCTTAGCCCTCTGTTGTCTCTGTCTGCTCGATCTGGAAGAACTGCACGTCCTGGTCATTAGTTGCCCGGACCACAAGGTTCTGCACAGCGCCTACGAGCTGACCGTCGAGATCGATGTAGGTCTTCTTCTTGAAGTCGACAGCATCAACGTCGAGCCCTTTGCCAAGACGCTGGAAGACATACTCCGGATAGACTTGTGAGATCTTAATAGGCATGGTTTTCTTCCTCTCTTTCTTAAATTAAAAAAGCCATTTTTCAGTGGCTTATGCTGATGAATTAAATGCTGATTTGATGCTGTAAAAAATGCGATACCGTCTGGTACCGATACCGCAAGAGCGTTCACATGAACGAAATACATTTTCACTCTTGCATTGTATCACATTTCGGCTCTGCGTCGGCACAAAACCAATCCGGTTCTCTCGGCTTTGCATAATACTCATTAACGCATACAGACGGCTTATATCGTTTGTTCTCTGTTCCGTCAGAGTTCAATTCTGCGATTGCGTAGTATTTGCAATCCTTACAACATATCACGTCTTTTTTCATAGTCATAAAATGCTGATTTGATGTTACAAAACTAATGCTACTGCCCCAACGATGAACGGCACAACGTAATACATTCTGAAAAGCATTCCGGTGTTTTTGTAGTCCTCAAGCATTCGATAAACGGACACTGTAACAAGAACAAGCCCTAACAGTTTTAACATGGTACCACCTCAAGCACAGTATAATCGCATTTCGGCATGTCGCAAAATGCTGATTGTGCAAAGGCTGGAACTATCGGCTATCTGTCCATCCGTGTTTGGTATGCGAAGTTTTAGTTTTTCTTGAATAACGGAATCAGATTAACATTACCCGGTGTTGATGCGGTTGAAGTGACATATGCAAACACGGTTGTTTTAGGTGAACCAAGTTGGTAAGAACTGCCGACAATTCGGTAAGTGTTACTGCCGATTAAGTAACCCATCAGCGTATAACCGGATTTAGTCGGTGATGTAACTTCAGCACTTTTCCAACCTGTTGTAGAAAGCGAAATGCTAGCCGTTACTTGCTCGCCTAACTTGATTAAACCATTATTTAACGCACTTACCGCACCGGTCACTGTACCGTCTCCGATCGTCGAGATATCGGTGTCTCCGATCTCTGCGTCGATGCCGTCGATACGAGTGTCCAGAGCATCAATCTGAAGCTGAAGGTTGCCCGCTGCGTCTTCGCTCAGCTGCCCCTTCATGTGTTCAAACCATGCCTCGAACTGTGCCTGTGCCTGCTTGGTAATCTGATCGACTGCGACATGGTCGACCGTTCCGGTGACCCATCCGCAGACTGTGCTGTCCGGACGTGTGTCCGTGATGGATGCAGTCGTCACTTCTGTAGATCCGGCGCTGACGAGGATCTGAGCCAGCACGATCTCGTACATGCTCGCGTTCCGCGTCGGTGCTGTCGGCTGCGGGTTATTACCGGAATAGGATCCTGTTACGTATGCCAGAGCAATCTCCCGGTTGGTGTAGTCTGCCCTTACCACGATGGTATCGATACGCGGATAGACACCGGAGGCCGGAGAAATGGTGATAGAGGTATCGGTGTCAAAGAAACGCACCTTACCGTTGATATTTGCGTATCCGGAACCGACGTTCACCACCATGCCACTGTCCGGTGTTACCTGCAGGTCTCCGTTGAAGACTCCGGTCGTGAAGAACTTACCGAGCCACTCAGAGAATGAGTCAGCGTCATAGGTGCGGTCACCTGATACTGAGTTCCAGAAAAGTCCATACTGATCTGCCATTATTTATCACTCCAATCTATCCGTGAAGGTAACGGATCGCCAAAAACCGGCGAGACTTTCATCGCGCCGTACTCGTAAACTTCCATTATTTCAGTGATACGCATATCGACCGAGATGCCCCAGTTTTCCTTACGGATAACCACCACATCGCCAAGGTCGTAATCTGTTTTGTACCTAAAGTTACTATTTGCATCCGTTGTGCACTCGACTGAGGCGACGAGGATGTCGTTCTGCAGTTCGTTGTTACCGCGCTGGAGGAGCGCTGCCTTGTACTGCGCTGTCGTCAGGTTTTCGTCGGATACGTCTGTCGCTGACAGGAAGACCTCTCGCCGGTCGAGTCCGGTAAGTGTGTCATCTCCTGCTACGACGATAGTACGAGCGCTTCCTTCACCTTTTCCGCCGACGTAGCACACCGTCTTGTAATTCTGATCGTTCAGCGTGTACTTTGCCTCCAGCAGGTTGTTGAAGACATCTGAGAAGATGACTCGGTTCCGGTCTACCTGATTGAAGGTTCTATCCAGTCCCTTGTAGATCTCGAACGTCAGCGTTTTATTTGAGAAGTCCGGGCGAAACCTAAAGCCATAGTTTGCAAACTTCGCAAGCTTCTCCTCGTAGTCGAGGAGATTTTTGTAAGTTGCCTGGAACGATACAGCCTCCGTGTAGCCGTGCAGGTCGCCCAGCTGAACATTAGGAATGGTGGCAGCGTTTGACAGGATCTCACGCATGGCCACCTCTACCTTTTTGTTCTGCGCATTGTAGACCGGACGGATGAGCCGCCTCGACATGTAAGACTCGAGGAAGCGGCCCTTCGCCGTGATCTGGTGCTTCATATCGTTCTGCTCGATGATGAGCGACTCGATGACACCGGCTTCGGCTGCGCCTCTGATCCAAACGAGATTACCCCGCTGAAGCAGTGCCTGATTGTTATCCGTCACCGGCGCATACAGTTCAAACTCACCACACTCAAAGTACTTACGATTCCAGAGGACTGATGTCTGGTTCTCAATCAGTCCCTGGAAATTCATCTGCGCGTTATAGATTCGTACTTCCATGATTACGCTCCTGCGTACTTCAGTCTGTACGAAATGACTACTGTCATAGCATCATCGCCCACCGTTGCGCTGTAACCGATGTTATTATCGCCGCGCTGAAGCTGGATAAACGTCGAGTCCTCTGTGATGTACTGATTGACCTCTGTGGTCACACCGTTCCGCGTCAGGTAGACGTGTTTGTCGTTGTCTGCCGTTGTGATGGTGAGGGTATCCCCCGCCAGCATATTGAACGGATACAACGACGAGCCGACCGTAATGGCTTCGTTGGACTCGACTCGGATGACGCTCGGGTTCTGGACCGTACCGGACACCGCGATTGTGATGGTCATACCGATGCCGTCCGCTGCGTTCTGGTTTTCGATGTTCTTCAGTCGCTCGTTTGAACGATATCCGAACTCCTCCCCGCCTTCAGGGAACTGATGCACAAACTCGAAATCCTTCAGCCACGCCGAGAGCATGACGTTCACGTTGTTCAGCGCATAGAAGAACGGATCAGGACACAGCAGAGAAATCTGATATGTCCGGGAACTTGCCTGTCCTGTGCTCGTGATCGACTCGACATAGTACTCAATTTTCCGGTCGTTCTCTTCTTCATGGAAGACCAGCGTGCCGGTCTGCCCTGACTTGAAGAGCGCAGAAAGAAGGTTTCTGTTGTACGTGTGATCTGAGAGATCCTGCACCGTGAGCACGATGTTCCGGATCTTCGCCACACTGCCCTGATAGGCACCGCCGTCCGTCATGGTGTTCTCTGAGATGGTGACGTTGTTCGCCACCTCATAACATCCTTCTGCCTCTACAAGTACAAAAGGTGTGAGCCCACGCTCACCGAACGTAATCGAGAAGCCGTCCGCATTGGAACATGTAATATATCTGTCTACGATTGCCATACTTTACACTCCCATGGACAGCACCATCTGCTGCGTCGCGTTTCTCGTCTGTCGCGCTACTTCCGAAGGAGTCAGCTCACGAGGCGAGTAGATATTTAGCGTCTGATTGAAACCGCCGTGCATACCTGTGGCAGTATCGAACCGGCTGGCAGACATTTCGGCAGAGAAACCATAAACGCTGTCGCCAGTAAGCCCATCCAGAGCATCCGAGACAATAGAAGAATTTTTATTGATACCCTTCGCAATACCCGCAGGGATCCACTTACCTACTTCCTTCTCGAAGACCTTAGACGGAGACTTGATACCAAGGAAACTCTTCGCAGCGTTAAGCGCGTTCTGCGCCGCACTCTTCGCCGCGTTCACAATCATGCCCGCGCCGCTCGTGATACCATTGACCAGTCCTCTGACGATGTTCGAGCCAATCTCACCCCAGTTCTGCCCCTGGAACCCGCTCTTGAATGCGCTCACGCACTGAGGCACGGCTGCCACGATGCGCGGGATGGAGCTGATAATACCGGAAACGAGCTGAGCCAAAATCTGAACACCTGTCTGCAGTACCTGCGGAAGATATCTGCCGACACTGGAAATAAACTGTGCAAGACCCCGGCCCGCTGCACTAGCGATCTGAGGCAAATTGTTAATAATGCCATTCACAAGGTTCAGAACGATCCGCACACCTGCCTGGAGAACGTTTGGCAACCTCTGCATGATTGATGTAACGAACTGAGTAAGAAGTGTGAATGCTGAGCTAATGATTTTAGGCATTGAGTTCAGAACACCGTTTACGAGCCTGTTGACCATCTCCGTGCCTGTAGCTAGTAACTGCGGCAGGTTGGTCATTGTCTTCTTAATCAGGTCGCCAACCATGGGAGCGATGGTCTGCAGTGCCGAATTGACGGCAGGAGGTACCGCCTTTATGACATTCCAGACCATCGGCACTACGTTGCTAAAGAGCAACGTAGAAACACTTGCGAGCAGTTGCTCAAGGGATGCCGTTACATCGCCACCTGTAGAGAGTGCCGCGAGGAAGTTAGTGAGCGCCGCCTGTGCCGCTCCGAAGGAACCGGTCAGCGTTGTGCTGGCTTCCTGTGCCGCCACTCCTGTCAGCCCCAGATCCTGCTGGATGACATGGATAGCATCGTAGACATCGCCGAGGTTGTTGATGTCATACTTCACACCGGAGAGCTTCTGCGCGTCAGCCAGCAGGCGCTCCATCTCTGTCTTGGTGCCACCATAGCCCAGCTTCAGATTGTCGAGCATGGTGTAATTTTGCTTAGCAAATCCGGCATACGCTGACTGAACGGCTGTGATATCTGTGCCCATCTTGGCGCTGTTGTCAGCCATGTCCATGATGGCAGTGTTCGCCGCTTCCGCAGCCTTCACTGTATCGCCGCCAAACGCAGCCTTTAATGATGCGCCGAAGCTGACAGCCTGCTCTGCGTAATCGTTGGCAGAGATGCCAGCCTGTGCCGCCTGCATGGCGAACTCTTTCGCCTGATCGGCTGCATCGCCGTATAAGGTCTCAAGACCTCCAAAGGACTGCTGCAGTGCTCCGCCGGCATCCAGCGATGCTTTGATGGTCGAAACGATTGCCGTACCGATGCCAGCCGCCGCAAGTGCGCCCTTTATTTTGCTGGCCAGTCCCTTGCCTACTGAGTCGCCGGCATTGGCTGCCGGTTCCAGTTCGTCCGCGATTGCCTTGCTGAGTCCTTTAGTAGTCGGTTCAATCTGTATAAACGCCTTACCGATATCCGGCATACTATCAGCTCCTTTCAATGATTGCCTTACGCGCTGCCCAGAACTCTTCCGGAGTGTTGAAGACATCTCCCTTCTTAGTGTTGGCTTTGTCTCCGTTCAGGATGTGCTCGGCAATGGATGCCGGGCGGTTCCTTCCCTTTGCTCCGTCTTTTGTCTGTGCCCACACAAGCAGGCTCAGACGGTCCACAGCATGCGCCAGTAGCATTATTTCGTCCGAGACTTTCGCCCCGGTCAGTTTCATCTTGATGCGTGAGTTATCCCTTAAACCGCAAGCAAGAAGCGCCACCGTTGTGATCGGCAGCGCTTCGAGATCATATATATGATATGTTTCGGCAAGATCGCAGCGCAGTGCGTCTGCGTCCGCTTTCCACATTGCGGCAAGGGTTAAGAGTTTTTTCCGTCTTTGAATGCGCTGAACATCTCAGCCAGAGCATCGGCCACTGCCTGGACAGGCACGTGTCCCTTCTCGTCTCTTACGTGATCGTAGAGCCGAGCCTTCTGTTCTTTGCCGAGAAGCTTACCCAGCACTTTGCCGAGCAGAGCCGGATTGTCGTCCATGTCGCCGATCATGTCGAGCAGTTCCATGTCGATTGCTTCCGTATCGATCTCGAACTCAAAGCCGGACTTTGTCGCTCCCTTAACCATTTTCTTCTCCTTATGCCTTTACAGTGTACTCGTAAGAGCAGTTACCGGATGCATCCGGCAGAGCTGTGACTGTCAGCTCGTAGCCGATCGGCTCGCCGTCCTGATAGGTGATTTCACCGACTTCGGAGACTTTGCCGTTCGGGATGACGATCCGGACGGTGGCACCGTTCTGGACCATGTCGAAGATCCAGGCATGCGCTGTCAGCTCTGTGGAGTTGACCGTTGCAGTGATGCCGGTCGTCAGGTCGCCGGTGACAGCAGCATCGCCATAGATTGCCTTCTTAACATCAACAGAGAGGACTTCCAGAAGCGTGAAGCTGAACTCCTCGCCGAAGTCTGTCTGCGTGGTCATAACAGTGTCACCACCCCACGCCTTGATTGCTTCAGAGTCGCGGGTAATCGTCTGTGTGAGACCGTCCTCGGAGATGTAGCCGAGATTTGTGAAACCGGACAGCGCAGTCGTTGCGTCGGTCGGAAGTGTTGCGGAAGTTGCCGCAATGTTTACCGCTCCGCCAATCTTAGGCTTGCCGGCTGCTACATTTGAAGTATTTGCCATGTATGGCCTCCTTTACTGATAATAAACAATGTCAAAGACCGCTTGGTATCGCGGTCTTTTTCGTTCTGTATCTGTGAACTCATAGTCAGAGTTCAATGTGATTTTCGCGACCTCGTCACGTGTGACGATGCCCAGCATGGTCTCGATCAGAGACAGGTTAAGCTCGGATGCTTCGTACTGTGTAGGAGCATAGGACTGTATCGCAAGCGTCGCCTCGAGCAGTCTGTCGCGCCATCCGGAGCCGGTTTTCTGTATAATTACAAAATTTGCCGGCGTTTCTGCCGGCACTGGATCGGACTCCGGGAACTCCATGTATGCTGTGAGTCCCTCAGCGTTCAGATAGTCATATACGATTTTTTCGATGTTGTTCATATCTTAATGCTCCCCAACGCTTTAAGCAGTGTGTTGTGCTTTGCATTGCTCCGCTTTGCTCGGATTGTCTCCGCTGATACTTTGCCTACTGCTCGGTTGCCGTTTCGCACGTCACCTTCGTAACCGTCGCCGCACTGTTCTGCGATTGCTGATACGCACTGTGTGACGAGCTCCGTGACTTCCGGACTGTTAAGCAGCTCTCTAAACCCTGCAGAGTTACGCACAAAATAAACACGCTTACTCATAACGTTCACACTTTACTTTTTTATGCCATGGGCCCGGAACGTTGTCCTCGATTCCTTCCTCCGGGATGCCGAAGGTCTGGAACTTGTGCCCGAAGAACTCCACGATCTGGTTCTCCCAGTTGTGCGTGTCGCCCTTTGGGATGGCGAGCACATAATCGATGGACCTGCCGGTGAGGTTCTTCTCATCGACACGCTCCTGTCCGGACGGCTGTGCCACAAGCACGTTCTCGACCGTTGCCGGAACTCTGACATAAATGGCATGACCGAACGGATCCGCGCCTGCCTGTGTCTTCTCGTAAAGCGTTACGGTTGTGCCCTTTATCATATCGTTCACCCTCTAGGCGCGTATGGATCCAGAGTACCGAACCGCTGACGTTTCAAGCCAAGACGCTTCAGGTCGACATTCATGATGCACCCGGCGAGACCTTTGCCGGCGTTTGAATAAGTGCCAGAGATGGAATAGCCAAGCGCTGACTGTGAATACTGCGTCATGGCTTCGGCCTCGTTATCCTGGCACATGTATCGCTTTACGATGTCACATGTGACCATCTTGGCCACTGCCGCATAATCAGCATCTGCTTCCACCATCTCGTCGAGATCCTTGCCGACTTTCGCCGCCTCGATTCTCAGCAGAGCGCTCACATCCGTGAGCAATACAGAAGCGCGTGCCTCTTCGGTGGCCGTCAATGTCCGCCACTGAGCCGCGAGGTCTTCAGTTGTTGCATAGTTTGCCATGTGCACCTCTTTCATAAAGAAGGGCCCCTGCTGAGCAGAGACCCTCCAACGTTACAAATTAAGCGGATTTACGATACAGAACTGTAGCCGGCTTGGAGATGAGAGCACCCCAGACCTGACGGCCCTGAACTGCGGACGCGCCGATGTGTGCGCCATCAGCGAGGTCACGAACTCCTACCGGAACGCTCCATTCTGCTACATAGTGGCAGAAGTCAGAATTGAACAGAGCGAACTCTGTGTTTGCCGGGAGGTTCGGTGTTTCATAAACAGGAACACCTCCGACCATGCCGACGAAGCCAGCGCCGAACTTTTCGATATCGCCAGCGACTGCCTTGATGAACTCGTCAGACTTCAGCAGGAGACCATATGCCTGGTTGCTGATAGCGAGGCGCATGTTCTGCTTGGAAACCTTGAGAGCAGCCGCCTGCTGGATAGCGTCGATGATGTTGGAGTAGATATTGGACTTTGTGGAAGCAGTTCCGGATCCTGTCATAGCAGTGCCGTCAGTGATGAGCTTCGCAGCCAGGAGGACATCGATCTTGTCCGCCAGAGCAGCGCCTGCGCTGTCAAGGCGATCAGCGATCAGTCCATCGGGTACAGCTGCAGCAACGTAGCCATCAATCAGCTCGTTTACATAGTGGTCATTATCGCAGACGATTGTCGCATATGTGGTGGTCGGAGTTGCGAGTGTGCCGCCGGTTGCGATGTTATAATCGCCGACAGTTGCCTCAGCGCGTACCGGAACCTTTACAGCTCCAGCCTTAGGAGAACCTTCATAACGGTTATTGAAAAGATGAGCAAATACAGAGGTTGCTCTAAGCTTAGCCTCAACGAGAGCGCTGTAGCGTTCCTGGAGATTAGTATTCTGTGCCATTTCTTTACCTTCCTTTTAAAGTTTAATGTTCGGGTTCAGCTGCTTGAATGCGGCGAGCACTCCGTCAGCTTCTTCCGTTTCGGTGTCACGGGTAAAACCGTGAGCCTGTGATGCTTTTGATACCTGCGAGAACTTGGAGAGTTTCTCCGCGCTCTCTGTGATGGTGGCTTCATCTTCACCCTTGAGGAACTCAATCGCTTCATAGGGCAGTGATTTTTCGCGCGCGATCTTCGCCTTCAGAGCCTTCAGTTCATATCCATGGATCTGCGCCTCCAGTTCCTTGAACTTGTCTTCATATCCTGCGTACTTCTCTAACTCTTTAGAGTGTGCCTGGTTCAGAGCATCAATCTGCGCCTGATGTTCTTCCGCGGCCTTCTGTGCGTCGGCAGGTGAGACCCAGTCCTTGTAACTGTCGCGAGTTTCCCGGATCTTCCGTTCTGCTCTTTCGACTCTGTCCTTGATGATTGCGTCGAGTTCTTCCTGTGTGTTGATTACTTTGAAATCTGCCATGTGTTTTTCTCCTTCCCATTTTTGCCGTCTGGTAGACGTAAATGTATAAAAGCCGGCGAGATTACCGACTTAATACCCGATTCTTTGCTTTCTCCGTTCTCTTGATGTCGAGCACATCCACCGAGCCAGTGCCATGCTCTCCACGATGGTGACATCGACTTCCGGCTTGAGTGACCGGAAGCCAAACGCGCCATTTGTGCCGATCATGCGCTTCTCACAGTTCGCGACCGATTGCGTGACGCTTGGCTGTCCCATGTGACAGATGCTCTGATCGTCTATCGATTGCCTGAATCCGGAATATGCTGTGATAGCCTGCGCTGTCTCCAGCGGCACGTACTTCACGCGCACACCGTTCTGCTTCAGGGCTTCCTCCAGCAGTTCGGTCTTGCCTTTTCCATCGACTGCCACAGCGCCGACTCTTGCATGTGCTAAGAACCGGACGATCCAGCCGAAGCCGTTCGCCTGACTTTCGCAGTCGATTGTTTCCAGGAAGATCCTGCCGTCCGTTGTCCGGACAGCGATAGACATCGAAGTGTTTTCGTTGTTGGATCCAAACCGGACCCCGGCATACAACGGTCCGGAGAGCTCTGGGAGTTTCGGAACTCTCAGCGCCATCCAGTCCGCCTCCGAGATCTCGCTCTTCAGTTCATAAGTGTGCCAATATCCTAGGCGTTGGATTATGAAGTCGAGATCGTCACCAACATACTCGGCGCGGATTGTCCGCTCCTTCAGGATGGTACCCAGCGAGGGGTTTGTTGCGTACCATGCCTCCGGATCCATGAGGTCCTCAGGCTTCTCATAGACCGACCACTCACACCAGCCACTATCCTCGCCCTTCCCGGCCAGCACTTCGCGCCGGAACTTAGGAAAGACCTCGCCCTTGGAGACGAGTGTAGGAGGAGTGCCGCAGAAGATTGTCTGCGGGTTCTGTGATGCGGCGATCGTGTAGATCAGCGCCGTCTGCTGGCTTCCGGTATACTCCTGTGCCTCATCGATCACGAGGAGGTCGAAGCCTTCACCAAGTCCGCCGGTCTCTGTCCGGGTCCGGAAGACGATTGAGCCGCCGCCGGTCAGGAAGATCTGCTCAAGCCCGTACTGCTTCGTACTCTTGAAAGACTTCTCAGGTACCGCCTCGCCCTTCTTCTTTCGCCCCAGCTCTACATATCCGGCATCGGTCAGGATCTTAACCAAACGCATAAAAGCGCTGTGCGATGTGCTTGTCTTGTGGGCTGTGTGCATGATGTTCTCACCATTCTTTAAGCCCCAGAGCTCGCGCATCGTCAGCACTTCGCCTTTGCCGTTCTGTCTCGGCACTTCGTAGCCGAACTTCGTATGCGTCCACAGACCATCATCATTCTGGCCCATGACGTTTGTAATCAGTAGCTTCTGCCAGTCCTGAGCATGCCGTCCGCTCTCTTCATAGAGAGCTACGGCTTCCTCACCTCTGGACTGTTTGAACGGAATTAAAACAGCTTGGGAAGGAGTCTGGCTTCCGATACGTTCCGCCATACTCCTCCTTGTGCTTTATCTCATCAGCGCCGCTTCTCGCCTGCGCTCTTGATTCTGCCAAGCCAGTTCTATCAGATAGTCCCAGCTTTGATACTCTGCTTTCTTTTTGTTCTTCTCGTACCAGATGGATGCGCCTTTCGCGGACCAGCCGAGATCCTTCTGCAGCCGGTTCATCACGTCCATCTTGGTTTCGCGATTACGCAGCCGTCTGTCTTCTTCCTGCTGTTTCCTTGCTAAAGTGTTGCTAATTGCCTTGCGCCTGCCGTCTGCCTCGTCCTCTGTCCATGTCGACTTTGTGACCACATCCTGCCGGAACTTGCCCTGCACATAAGTGATTTCACACCTGCAGCGCTTGTGCCTTCTGTAGCACTCGCTACCACGTGCTAGCACGTCCTCATAGTTATACGTGCCTTCACGTTCCAGGCAGAACTCGCACGGCTCAAGATACATGTCGCCGTACTTGCTCCACGCGTACTCGTAGACCTTGCCCTTCTTGCTCCGGACTTTTTTCTTCCCAGATGGATAGGCAGGTCCTTCCGCCTTCCGGACGATCTTGGCATCCAGCCCGAGCTTGGTGTTCTGCTCTGCATTTTTTTGCATCGCCTTGTCCACCTGCTTGAGCAGGAAGTCTGATACTGCATCCTCGGATGCCTTCTGCTGTCCCGCCGGAGAGTAATCCGCGAAACCGCTGAAGCTCATATCATCGATGTCGGGCAGCTGCACGCCAAGCCCGATCCCGCTGGATTCGTTCAGCGTCTCCTGCACGTGCGTGGTGACATCTGCCACCAAGTCGTTGCTGATCCGCATCGCTTCCTGGAGCACATCCTTCGGGATTTCGTCCGGCGATATCTTCTCGAGCACTTTGGCAACCAGTTCGCCCAGCCGGATGGCGTATTCTTCCGCCGTGCCGTATGAGCCCTTTTCAAGTGCCTCTGCGACGAGTTTCGCAAGCTTGGCATCTTTCCTTACAGTTGAAAGGATTGCCCCGCTTACGTCGATTCCCGCGCTCATGCTTCAGCCTCAGGTGCCTCTTCCACGTCGATCGGCTCGGCATTGCTCTCGATGCCGGTCATAGCTTCCAGATTCTCCACGTTGAAGAAGCCGGGCACAGCCTGATTGATCTTGATAGCACCATCTCCGATCGAGGTTATCATCGCGGCATCCGGTTCGAAGATAGGCTCCCACTGCGGTCTCATGCTTGCCACAAGTGTCCGCGGGTATGGATTGTTATCTCTGACCGATGCAGCGATATAGCCGACATTTGCAAAAGCGGACGCATAAGTCCGCTGTGCACGTCTGGCTGTCTGCCTCAGATTTTCGTGTGCTGCCTTTATCGCCTCCGCGCTGGAGGGGTTATCCGTCACGAAGCCGAGATCGTCCATAGTCAAGCCTGTGGCACCGGAGAACAGTGAAGCAAACATCCGGACCTGCTCAATGTATGGGCTCATGCTCTGCTGAGTGAACTGTCCAAGCTTCGGGCTGTCACCGTTCTCGTCCTTATCGAACCTCAAGAACGAAGATGCAGATGCTTTCCAGGAGTCCATCGGATCAGCATCCGGATCCAGTCCTGTGACATACTTCTGCGGGAAGCTGTAGAACTCTGCCGAGATGTCTGCACGTTCCAGCGCTCGCTGCGCTTCCTTCTGAAGATCCATGCAGTCTCGTGAAATACGGCTATGTCCAAACGGTCGCTTTGAAGTCGGCTCAAACGGAACCGGAACGAGCAGAGGATACTGAGCAGGATTATCTTCTCGGATGACTTTGCCATCTTTGTAATACTCCGTGTATTCCTTCGTAAAGTACGCCTCTGTGGTAGGCGCTCCAAACTCGTCACGACTGAGAACTGCATATCCTTCCTTCAGCAGTCCGGTGAACTCGTCGATTATGCCTGTGGCATTGTCTGCGGTCAGCACGGACAGCTTCGGGATCTTCTCATCACCATCTCCATGGGAGATGTGCACGAAGGCGCAGGACGCGATCAGCGACTCTCGGATGATTGAATCAAAAAAGATATCCGGGTTATTCATCTCAAAGATGCTGTTTGTCCCATAGATATCATCGCCTTCAGCAAATCCTTTAAAGACCAGCCGGTCCGCCAGAGCGTTGACCGACTTAGTGCACCACCCGAGCGCAGATCTGTAGAGGCCTTTCAGCCACTGAGGAGTGACCAGGCTCGGCGTGCTGTCGATTTCTTTCATGTCGTAAACGCGATACCGCAAGATTACGCGCTGCGACTTTTTGGCCAATTTACCACGAAGGTAATCGACCCCCTTGTATCCATCCATTTACTCACTCCTTTCGGTTCTGCGAGATATTTTCCTAGAGCGGCCGGCGTTGGAAACCAATAGAGAGGCAGGGACTCCCGGCCCCATTTTTTTCTTTAATAGGTCATCCAATCCCTGCTCAGAGGCAAAACTCGATTTGATATCATTTTCGAGCCCTTCTCGATGCTTTTGTTGCGTTCGATCGTCAGCTTTGAACCTTTCACCTCATTGCATATGAGGTGTGCTGCCTGCAGGTTCTCCAATGCCATAGGGTCGCCTCCTTTGCTGACCGGAATAATA